GAAGTAGTTAATACTGGAAGAGCTAACATCCCTGCCAGATTGATATCTAAAGATGTTGCTGCATTTGTTGGTAAAGATATCCCTGCTGCTGAACGCGCACAGATGTTAGACGAATACAAAAGAGCGATGCCAAAGGAAGCTGATGTTGTTGGAAAGCCCGTCACTCGGAATATTGAAGTAAGTCCTAGGCAGGGATTACATACGATTCCTTCAAAGATAAAAAGTGTTGGGCCTATCGTTCAAGAGATGATGCCTCCTGCATTCCTTCCTAATGCTTTTGGAAAGAATCAACTTTATAACATCGTTGATGGAAATAGTCCTACGCAAGAAGTCGTAGCCCAGGTTTTGATTGGAAGAGTAAGGAATAAATCAGGAGTCCTTGTTAAAGGATTTTGGCCCACTGTTGAAGGTGGCGGAGCAGGAATGTTCTCTACTGATGGAATCCAAAGTATTGTTCGTCAGTTAGGTGACCATCATCCTAATCTTAAAAACTTAGATTTTGATGGCATTACAGCTAGGCCCATGTCTAGTTCTCAAGAATTTATTGGTAATGCCACTGAAGCTGCTGCTCGTAGGTTGTCTGATAGCGATATCACTAAAGAGACTGCAAGCAGTATTAACAATGTATTTCCTAGACCTAGCTCTTTGGATGCCGCACGAATGAATGTTGTTGTTGAATATGAAGGAGTTAACTTAGTAAAAAACCTTGATATCAATGGGATGCCTAAAACAGCTGATACGTTGATTGATGATGCTAGAGGGGAAATGCCATTACCTATGGAATCCCTTGCTGCTGTATTAGATAATATCGGGCCTAAAAAACCAGGCCAGGCATTCTATTCTATGGCTGATGATACAAGTGTATATGATGAATTAATCGCTAACCCAGGAGTGTTAGGGTTCGCATCTAATGTGCCTGGATTAAGGTGGGTAACAGGGTTATGGAACCGTGCGCAGACATTAGCTCCTGACGATGTAATAGGAAGGATAGGTGTCAGTGCTGATATCTTTAAGAACATTGAGAAAGGTAGAGTTCAATCACAAGTTTATGCTTGGTGGGCGTTAGCTAAACCAGCTTTAGGGTTTGAGCATATTATCAGCCGTACTGAATCTGCTATGAATCAGCCTGGCGTTTGGAGAGCACAAGGCATTACAGGATATGACCCTGCTCTTATAGCTGCAAATGCCAGTGAAGCTAATGTTGTAGTTAATGGCATAAATAAATCTATGGCACATGGAACTATCTATGACATTGTAAGTGATAGCTATCTTGTTAAAACAGGGAAGCGTACTAAAGAAGGAATCATAGGCAAAAACGGCAAGATTAAAAAGGGAACAAAGCAGATATACCATCTAACCAGTGACCAGCAAAAATATATAGATGATGCTGAGCAAGTTATGATGGAAAGTCTGATGAAAAACGATAGCGTTGGAGTAAAGATAGAGGGTCTTGTCAAAGGGTACTGGCACCGTCTTCTTATTAGTGGGCCTCCTGACCAGTCAGCAACCATGTTTACAAAGATATGGGCTAAGGTAACTGGTCGAGTCCCTAGTGGCCCAGGTGCAGAAAAAGCGTACCAACAAATGCGTAGCTTTGATGATATTGCCACTGCAATGGGTGAAGGATTCAAGTATGACACTAACCCAGCAACTACTTTAATCGCTCGATTAAGTGCAGGTGTAGACACATTTGCTGATGCTAAGACTTTAGATAAATTGATGGCATTAAAGAAAGCTGATGGCACCCCTGAATTCTTAACTAAAGCCCAAAGATATGCCTTACAAAAGTATGGGGATATCGATGCTGCTGGTAAGATTCCTGCCAATATAGGAGAAGCCCGAAGATTATTAAAAGAAAGCCAAGTAGCAAAAAAGACAGCAGAAAAGGCTTATAGAGCTAACACTGATGCCGCTCAAGAAGATACTTTATATCAGGCTTGGAGAGACGCTGTTGCTAGGAATCTAGAAGCATATCGTTCTTATGAAGCTAGATTGAATAGGAAAAAGCCAGGGTATTTCGAGGCTTACCTTAATAGCCAAATCACTGATGTAGCATTACGCGATGAAATCTTTCAGAAGGTGAATATCCCAGAGATACAGCAAGCTCGTAGATTAGCTGATAAAGGCGCACCTGACTTTGGAAAGATAGGAGGGTTTGGTTCTGAGGTAGCACAGTTATTTAGAGCATTGAAGACTAATCTAGACCTTGCGCAGATGGGGATTCAAGGGCAGGTATTATTCTTTAAAGATACTAGGTCATGGACTACCGCAGTATATGAAAGTCTTGGGGCAATCGTCCGAGAACCTTATGCCTATGTTGCAAAGAACCAGCACATCATGGAAGAAGGCAGAGCATTAGCTGCAATCATGCGCCCTGCGGAATTCCTATTTAGTACAACAAGTTTAGGTTCTGCTCCGTTGCGTATCCCTCTTTTTGGCCCAGCATTCAGAGCATTTCAACGTTCATTCGAATGGTTCATCGTTGTTGGGCAAACAGAGCTTTATAAAAGTACACGCACGCGAGTCGTAGGTGGGCCTCGCGCATGGGCACCTCTTGGTGGAGAAAGGATGGATGCTGTAACTCCTTCTTTCTTAAAAAGAACAGAACCAATAGATGAGTTTTCTCCGCTTTCTGCAAGTAATAAGATGGATGCAGATGAAGCCCGTCAAGCCTTAATTGATTACAACCGAAGTATACGCAATATCATGGGGACTGAAGATTACGCCATCCTTGGCATCAGACCTACTCAAATGGCTCTTGAGCAAACTCTTCTTTTTGCCTCCCGATTCATGCGTGCCAATATCAGTTTAGTAGGCTCTGCTATGCGTGGGTTCTACAACCCAACAAATCGACAGACACGTTCATCTATGCAAGCTATGCTTTATCTATTTGCTGGAGGTATGTCTATATCCCAGGGAATACACTATCAGCAAACAGGTCGCGCTATGAATGCTACTGACCCGTATGCTTCAGATTGGTTGCAATTCCCTATAGGTAAAACTTACTACAATACTCTAGGCCCGTTGTATCCATACTTCAGGACAATGGCAAGAGTCTCGGTATCAATGAAAAATGGAGAGGTAGAAAAAGCAGGGAAGCAAGTTAAAGACTTTCTTAATAGCCGCGCAGGTATCCCATTTAGAACTATGGCTGTATTTGCTGATATCTGGTCAGAAGGAGAATCCCGAACATTTGAAGGCCAAGAGATAGGGATGAACCCTACTGGGCTTGCACGATTCTTAAATGAATTTGCTTCTCCAATGGGTGTTAGTGCAATCGCAGATGCTATCGGAGACGGAAGATGGGAGGGAACTGTAACTGAAGTATTTGGCCTTACAGGTCGAGCATCTCCTCATTCTCAAATGGATATCATGTTCCAACGGTTGATAGCTGACCCCAAGAATCCTATGCACATTGATAGATTAGACGAAGGAAGACCAACCACAGGGTCTTATTCTGATGCATCTGATTCTGAAAAAGACTGGATGCGAGAAAACTTTTCTGACCTACACGATAAGATGGTAAGAGGTGGACGTGGAGATTGGGGTGATGCAAATAGGGAATGGGATAAACAATTAACTGAATCTATGGTTGGTACTCCTGAGGAAAATGGCAATGGCGGAATGATGGGATTAGGAGAAAAGCTATATAAACCTGTCAGTGAATGGGCTGATGCCAAGGATATAGAAGCAGGAGATGTTCGTCCTGTAGATGGAGCAGAGTACCGTGCTGAATTAACTAGGATTCTGACAAAAAGATGGATAGCCCACGAAACTACAGCTAATAACTTTGGATTATTCCAAGAAGTAGAAGAAGAAAAAGAACCTACTGATGAATACGAACTTGCTCTCTATCGCTATTATAAATTGCGACGAGACTACACTGATGTCAATACAGGAAAGATAAAATGGAACCAACTAGAAGATGCTTTAGCTGATTTTCTTGATGAACATTCCCCTGGAGTTAGAAATTATCTTGTTAATCAAAGAGGACTGAATCGAACTCAAACTGCAAAACAGCTATTTGATGATAAGCAATATCTAAGAGAATACTGGGAAAAAGAAGACGAATTTGCTGAGTCCCTTCCTGAAGGATACATTGAAATCCATAAAAAATGGAAAGCTATGTCAGATTCAGAGAGAGCTTCTTACGTAAAATCTCCAGTAGAAAATAGAGCCATGCAGATTATTAATAATAAAATGAAATCATGGTTATCAGAGATGCACCGACGAGGGAATGAAAAAGCTGAAGAGTTTGAAAAGAGATTGGTTTACTGGGGGTATGAAACAAACCCGATAACTCCAAAAGGAATAGAGATGCAAGCTCATCTTTTTGAAATGCTAGGGACTAGAGAGGATATGAAGATTAGAGCCAATGCAACTCCATACCCATCAGCAGGTTCTAGCCCTGCACCTGTCCCAGAAAGTAATGAAAGTAGTACACCTGAATGGATGCAAGAGTTTGTCGGGGCCAGATAGTTGACAGTAGACAACAATAATGCTTTGATGTAGATGTGACGACCCATATAGTGTGACCTAGCTCACAACGGTAACTCACGGAGGTAATATGGCAGACGAGCAGCAAGTACCAGAGGAAGTGGTTACTCAGGAAACTGACATCCCTCAACCTGAGGTACAGGAAACAGAAGCAGAGCCAGAGGTAGACTGGAAAGCCAGGTTCGATGAGAACCAAGCCTCTATCAGTAAGCTGGAACAACAGCTTAAAACTGAACAGGGGCGTAATAGGAAGCGAGATGATACCGACACTGCGGTACTTGGGATAGGTGACCGTCTGGCTGCTATGGAGCAGTCAAACGCAGCCCTAATCAAAGCACTGGCAGATGGCGATACCGAAAACCTTCCAGGCCAACTCAGTCAGATTCAGGCTCAATCACAGAATACCCAGCGAGGTCGTGCCTACCAGAACCAATACAGTGTTCTGACTGACCAACTCAGGGCTGCTACACAGGACGAGAATGGTAACGAGATTCTTGACCTATACGCCGCACCTGAGCTAGAAGAAGTAAGACAGGCATGGGTGAATGCTAATAATAATCGTAGTGTTTCCGAACTCTACAACGCTTTAGTACGTACTCATGAAGTTGTTAGGCAGGCTGAGCGGGGTAAAGCCAATCAAATGGCCCAATCTGTTAGAGATGAGGAGCGCAATTCTGCTAAGCAAAGACTGGAAGAAGCAGGTATCTATGATTTAGATACAGGTGCCGCTAGTGCTGGTGGTGGCGCAACTTTAGATGATGAGACATGGTTCAGAGAATACGGGAAGATGGATAACCCATCTCCTGAAGACCATGCTAGAGCAAGAAGATACAATAAACGAAGGTAGGAATTAGTTATGGCTGCTGGCGATACTATTACCCAATCCCTAGCTGATAGCCTTGATACAGTTGTCGCATCGGCTAGGCAAATCCGTGAATATGAAGGCGTCATGCCTAACCTTGTGGACAAGGTAACCTTGACCGAAGGTTCAGGAACCAGCTGGCGTGAGATTTCGATGGCTGCGCTTAGTGCTCAGAACATCACAGAAACCACGACCCTGGATAACCCACAGCAAATGTCTGATACGGTATTCAGCATTACGCCAACCGTGACAGGGATTCAAACCCTTATCACTGACCGTGTTGCCGCTCGTATCAACTCTCAGTCCTATGCCCAGCTTGGTAGCTTGGCACAGAACGCGATTCAACGTAAGAAAGACGAAGATGGTCTGACCGTTCTTGACGGTGCAACCACTTCTCTGTCTGGTGCTGGAACTACACTGGCTTCTGGCGTCATCGCTGCCGCTGCATATCGCATCAGTAGCAATGCCACTGAGCCTGGTAACCCACCATATCGGTGCGTACTCCACGGCTTCCAGATTAAAGACCTCTATGATGAACTGACTGCTGGTGTAGATACTGCCAACCGTGCAGATATCAGCGGTATCACCGCTCGTGTGTTTGAAGAAGGCTTCCGTGGCAAGATTGCTGGGGTCGAAGTCTTTGAAGATGGCAACATCAGCATCGATAGTGCTGACGATGCTAAGGGTGGCGTGTTCGCTCAAGAAGCTATCGTTATGGTGCAGGGACGCGCTCCCCGTACCGCTACAGTCCGACGTGAAGACATCGGTGGCGGTGCAACCGTAGTGTATCTGTATGACGAGTATGCTTATGGTGAGCGTTCCGCAGGGAACTGGCTGTATGAGATTAACTCTGACGCCACAGCCCCAACCAGCTAATGAACATACGTCGCACCATATGGTCTGAGGCTCATGGCCCCATACCTAAAGGGTGGGTCGTACATAATTTGAATGGACAACCTGCGGATGTGCGGTTAGAGAACCTAGCCGCCGTCCCCAGAGATAACATCTTTCTGGCAACCGCTCCCTACAGGAAGCGGATACGAAACTTAGAGCTACAGCTCAAACAAGTAGGAGAATCCAATGGTTCAATCAGGTGATAGCAGGTTAATGATTTGCGAGGACTTCCTAGGTGGCACTGAGGTAGCCGTCGCTTCCACTACTGCACCCCCAATCAACTGGCCCCCGTACCTAACATTCGTTGGGCAAGGCGTGGCTGAGAACGACTCAGGTGCCGTCATGCTTGACTCGGATGGTCTTAATGGTGTGGTTCAATTGACCACCACCAACGAGGACATTCACTGTGCTGGCTTCCAGACCCCTGTGATGTTCGATGTGGGCCTTAACGGGACCATCGTATTGGAAGCACGGGTACGCCAGGCTGCACTCAACACAGGTGAAGTCTTCATCGGCTTCTCTGACGTAGCCACTGACCTGGCGATTATCGAAGGCGCAATCTGTCATGGTGATACCGTCACCGTAACACTGACCGCTTCCGACCTCGTAGGGTTTCTGATGGCATCAGACCTAACTGACAACAGTGACTGGCATGGTGTATACAACGGTGGGACTACCACTGGCGAGACAGTATCTACGTCAATCGACTTCGATGCTGGTGCAACCGCTGGTGAATATCAAGTTCTTCGCTTAGAGCTTTTCCCCAAC